ACGCCCTGTAGCCTATGGTTCGGATTACGTCGCCCAGCACAGGGGTTTTACTGGCGTTGTAAGGGTTGAAAAGAACATGGAAGCGGTAGGACCAGCGCCGGTTGACCCTATGCAGAACTTTGCTCCCCATAAGTTTGAAGAGTCTGCTCCTGCTACTGAAGCCATTACTCCGCAAGAAGAGAACGCTGCTAAAAAGGAATATAAGAACGCAGGTCGCCGTGCTTATAAATCAGAAAACAGGGGAAATACAGAAACCCGCCGAAATAACCCAATTAAGGCAGACTAACTATGGTAAAACCACTTTTTAAAACGCTTCAGGAAGTATCTGATACTGACTTAGGAGCCATCCCACCAGCACGAGGTGGTGCTGCTTTTAAGAAATTTGCCCAATCAGAGGGTGCTAGTCCAAATTTACAGTTGCTAACTGGTCAAAAATCTAATACTAAAACAAAGAAAAATGAAACATCTACTAACCCAATGGCACGTTTATCACTACAAGCAACACTGGCTTTAGCGCCAGCGGCTACATCAGGAGTTACAGACACTTGTGGGTCTTGCTCTACTCCGGGATGTAGAGAAAATTGCCTCAGTGATTCTGGTCATTTTTCTCAAGATGCAGCACAAAGAGCACAGGTAATTCGCACCAAGTTTGCCCATTTGCATCCAGACTTGTTTTTGGCGCACTTACGAGATTCCCAACGAGCACATGCTGAAGATGCTTGGCAGAATGGTTTACACCCAGTATTTCGCCGCAACACTCTAAGTGATATTCCTTGGCATAAATTACGTACTGCCCCAACTATTATTGGTGATTTTGAAAAGCACCCAAGTGGGATTATGATTCCAAAGGAGTTGAAGCATCTTACGGGGGCTACAACTTCTGAATATTCTAAAGAAACTATGCGGGATGCTGTAGATAAAGAAGAAACAATTCCTTATAAAGGTGTTCATATTACAGGAAGCGTAAGTGAACTTACTACTGCTCCACGTATTCAACAAGTTTTGGAAAGTGGCAGAAACGTTGCAGTTCCAGTAATAAAAACAAGAAAAGAAGAACCTCATCCATTTATGGTTATTGAGGATAAAGCAGGTAGAACAATAACTGCCCCTACATTTAATATGGATCGTGACGATGCTCGTTGGGCAGATCCTGAAAGAGGGCACATTGGTGCCCTTACTGAAAAACTACAAGGCAATTTTGGGACTGGCGCTTATGCATTAAATCCCCATTCCAATAGGTTTGGATTTGTCCGTGAACATAGAGCAGGTGCAGCGGCTGATGTCCCTGTTGCCATTCGTCGTGCTCATTTTGATCTTGGGCATGGAATGTAATTTATGAATGCTGCATGGGCAACTATCATTGCCGCTACCATTCCCGTACTTGGGGGTTTAATTGGGCTTGCAATTAAAGAGTTTCGCTACATGCGTAAATCAAATAGCCTAGACCATGGCATGGTTATGCACAAACTAGATCAAGTGCAAGACGAGAATAATATAATTATTCGTAGGTTGACCAAGGTGCAGGACAGCGTTACCCACGTTGGTGACCGCCTTAACGATCATATTGATTGGCATCTGAAGAAATAATTAGTTGCATCCATGCGTAGGATGCTAGTATGATAGTGAAAGTGTTCGTGAGGGGCACTTTGGCTACCAAAAGGATTACGCATGACATCCGATTCTTTGCTGGAGGCTCTAAACAAGCCAGACAACGGCAACTACCCTGCTACTTGCAAGTTCTCACAGATACGTGAAAACCTTAGCGATGATGAAAAAGCAGCACTTGACAAAGCCGTAAACGGTATTCGTGATGAAGCCGGAGTAGGTAAAGCAAAAACGTATAGTACCGCTTGGCTTACTAAAGTTCTTAAAAACTTTGGTTATTCACTTAGTGTAAGCACCACCCAACGCCACGTAAACAAGGAGTGTTCTTGTGAGCGATTTGGCAAATAAACTAAGTAACCCACCTGAATCAAAAGCACAAGCGCTTGGTCGCCTTGTTGAAATTCTTGATCGTCAAAACATTGACATCAATGAAATTGGTTCTGTAAAGCGTGTATCTCTTTACCAATCTTTAACTAAAGACCAAGACGGTGAAGCACAAGTACATGACCTTGCCGCTATTCAGTTCTCACCTAAGTGGGCTGAAGGACCTGAATGGGACCCTGTATACCAAGGCCCTTCTATCAAGTTGCCTAAGGTTACTGTTAAAAGATCAATATCTAACTGGAAGAAATGCGTTGTTCTTCCTGACATTCAGGCTGGTTTCTTTAGGGATGCTAGTGGGGAACTTGTTAGTACCCATGACCCAGTTGCCATGGACTATGCGCTTACGGTAATTAAAGAAGAGAAGCCGGACATCATTGCACTTAACGGTGACAACGCAGACCTTCCTGAAATGTCAAAGTACCGTTTGAGTCCTGCGTTCTCGTTGACCACTCAGGCAACTATTAACTACTTGACAACTCTTTGTGCTCAACTTAGAGATGCTGCTCCACATGCTCGTATTATTTGGATGGAAGGTAACCACGAGATTCGTCTTACCAACTACATCATTGACAACGCAAAAGCAGCGTTTGGTTTGAAACAGGGTAATACACCTGAATCTTTCCCAGTGTTGTCTATTCCTTTTCTTTGTCGTTTTCAAGACTTTGGAGTGGAGTATTTTGCTGGATACCCAGCCAGTCAGTTTTGGTTGAATAACCGCATCAAGATTATTCATGGAACCAAAGTGGCTTCGGGTGGTTCTACTGCACACAAGTATTTAGGCACAGAGAAGTCATCTGTGGTCTACGGTCACATTCATCGCCGTGAATGGGCTGAACGCACCCGCAGTGATTGGGATGGTCCAAAGACTATTGCCGCTATCTCCTTTGGTTGCCTAGCCCGTGTAGACGGCATGGTGCCATCCACTAAAGGTGGCATGGACTTAGATGGTCGCCCAATTACCTGCGTAGAAGATTGGCAACAAGGTCTTGGAATTATCTATTATCAAGAAGATGATGGACCTTTCCACCCTGAGATGTTGCCGATCCATGACGGGACAATGTTCTATAAAGGAAAGTTGCTGGGTGGGGAGTGACCACGATTGTAGGAATCCAAGGTGACGGGTTTGCCGTAATTGGTAATGATTCCCGTTTATCCGAAATGGACTCCGGTGGTTTTGTATCTCAAATAATGACTATCAGGTCAAACGCTAACAAGATTGCCAAGAACGGTAAGTACCTACTAGGTGCGGCAGGAGACATGCGGGCTATCAATATTCTGCACCATGTCTTTATCCCGCCTACCCCCACAGCCAACCTGTCGGGGCTACAACTAGACAAGTTCTTTACCAACAAGTTCATTCCTGAACTCAGGGAATGCTTTGACAAGACTGGATACGCCTCTCCTGAAAAGGAATCGTCAGACCACAAAGCCGAACAAAGTTCCGAAATCATCGTAGTTGTGAACGCCACTATCTATGTTATTGACAGTAGTTACGCATGGGCATCTGACCAAAGCGGTGTATATGCACTGGGAACAGGGGCAGCATATGCACTGGGGGCGCTAAAGGCGCTGACTGGCAAAAGCAAGTTAACCCCAGCATCTGCCAAAACCCTGTGCATAAAGGCTCTAAATGTTGCCGCCCAGTACGACCCTCATACGGGTTCTCCGTTTTATACCCATATACAAGAACAATAGCCTTGTAAATAAAGTATCATTGTGAAGAACCCTAAGGAGTTTTCATGAGCGTTAAAGATTCTCAAATTACCGACCAGACCCTTAAAGGTGCAGTTGTCGGCGCTGTGTCTTTCTTTCTTGCCAAGGCAAACCTTGACCCCGGCATGCAGGCAGCAATTATGCCACTATTAATCACTGGTTTGGCATACGCTAGTACTAAAGTTGGTGACCCTGCCACTGCTTCTTTTCTTGCAAAAGCCGCTAAAGAAGCACCTGTTGTTGTAGAAGAAGTTAAGCAAGAAGTAGCCAAAAAGAAAGCAGCCCCTAAAAAGGCAGCCCCTAAAAAGTAATCAACTACTAACTAAAAAAGGTTAAACATGGCAATTGACTTCTGGTCACCCTCATATAGAGCGTCATCTAGCGACCTCACCGTTGCCATCTCTCCTCTTGGACTTGTAGAACTTGCAGACGAAGAGTTTGAGGTACACGGTCCCCGACTAAACCGTTATGCAGCAGCATGGGCTTGGTACTTGGGTCACCACTACTCGTACCGCCGTGAGATGGGTGAATCCCAGTTCTACATGAACTACGTCCGTACCATGTCGGACTACATCACCAACTTTTGCTTTGGTAAGGGTATCCAGTTTCGTTGCCCTGAGCAAAACTCTGCAATCATCCCTAACCTTCTGCACCAAGTATGGGAAGTGCACAACAACAAACACTTTGCACTCTGGGAAATGGGGCAACTTGCCTCGGTAACGGGCGACTGCTTTGTTAAAATTGCCTATGAAGAGCCTTACGTAGATGGTATTGGTATTCCACAAGAAGGACGCATTCGGGTTATTCCATTGAACCCAGCGCACTGCTTCCCTGAGTACCACCCCCATGACCGTGACCGTCTTACTCGGTTCAAACTTAAATACCGTTTCTGGGGTACATCTCCAGAAGGTACCCGTCAGGTATACACCTTTACGGAAATCCTTTCTGATGACATGGTTCAGCAGTTTATTAACGACGAACTCATTGACGAATACCCCAACGCAATTGGAACCATCCCAATTGTGCATATCCCGAACGTAACCATTTCGTCATCTCCTTGGGGGCAAAGTGATATATGGGATATTATTCCTCTCAATCGTGAACTTAATGAAAAGATGTTGGAAGTATCTGACATCATTAACTACCACGCAGCGCCGGTAACTATCATCACGGGTGCCAAGGCTTCTCAATTAGAGCGTGGTCCTAAGAAGGTTTGGGCTGGTCTTCCTAAGGATGCCAGCGTATTCAACCTTGAATCTCGTGGAGAGATGTCTGGTGCCTTGGAGTACATTCAAGTAATTAAACGCACAATGCATGAGGTTACCGGTGTTCCTGAAACGGCACTTGGTCAATTCCAGCCAGTATCTAACACTTCAGGTGTTGCCTTGGCTATTCAATACCAGCCGTTAATGAACCGTTTTAGCATGAAAAAGATCCACTTTACTAAGGGTCTTGAACGCATTAACGAATTGATTATCCGTACTGCCGCAATCTTTAGACCAGAACTTTTGCAATACAACCCTGCTATCTCCGCTGAACCTGAAGCGGATCAACTTACTCAATTGGACCCAATGGACCAATTGACTTATAAAACAACTGTTCACTGGCCTGAACCATTGCCAGTAGATGTTCTCATCAAACTCAATGAGGTACAAGCCAAGATGCAACTTGGTCTTGAATCTAAGCGAGGCGCTCTTCGCATTCTCGGTGAAGAATTTCCAAATGAAAAGATG